GCAGCCTGTGGCCACAATGCCAGAGTATGATCTACATAGTATGGAGCAAACCCGGATCTCTCAATTTCTTCCGGAGAGAGATTTTTCGTCAGCTGGTGCACAATGGCACAAATCATTTCCATATGGGCCAGTTCTTTCGCACATCTAAGATGCAACTAATACACATTAAATAAGTAGTAACTTTTTGATAAAAATAAGATTGATACAATATTCTCAGGACGGCAACTCCATCCGCCCAACACTCATATACGCTGCACGTAAAAAGGTGTGCATCATTTCGGTTGTCAGGATCATACCTACTGGCAGCCGAAATTTAAAAGTATTTCCTGGTATCTCCAAAAACTCTTGGTAAAGCAAAAATGTATCGTAAGATTCGTATATTTGATATTCCATATCTATCCCCTCCATTTATTCCATTATATCATAAAAATATTTTAAAAACTTTTCATTTTCCTATTGATTTTACGCCTCTTAGGGCGTATAATAAGACCATAAGATAAAGCAAAGGAGATACGAAAAATGAAAAAATACAACTTATCAAAAATTATGAGAAGAGCATGGGAAATGGTTAAAAAAGCAGGATTCGGAATCTCCGAAGCGTTGAAGAAAGCGTGGAATGAAGCAAAGAAAGGTGGAACAAAAATGACAGGAACAGAGAAACAGATCAACTTCGCAAACGATCTGATCAAAAAAATGAACGAGCAGTTCGATGCACTGATCGCAGACTGCAAAGCAGGATTTCCGGAAAATGTAAGCATGTGGGAGTCTTGCAAAGATGGATACAACAGAATCCTTTCCGAATCTGATGCCGGACTCGTAATTGATCTGCTGAAGTGGAACAATGAAACAGCTTACATGAAATACTACCAGAGACTCATGTTTGATCTTAAACACGAACGCAATACAATGTGTAGAAGAATTTTAAGTGAAGTTTACGGAAAATAATTACAAAAAGGTTTTAAACTGCAAAGCGAAATAATACACATGCTGACCTATCGGCTACGGGGAGAAAGAGGTAAATAAAATGACTAGGGAAAAAGAAATTGAGATTTTAATGGAAGACGGATGCACAAGGGAAGATGCGAAGAGACATCTGGAAGTAGGAACAATTGTTTATGAAGACTTTGAAGAGCACATCGAAGACTATTTAAAAGAATTATGCCGGGGCGACGAGGACTTTGAAGAAGTGCTGAGAAAAATGATCGAAACAAAAGAACCATTTCCAGACTGGGGCATCGTAGAATTAAACGGGAAAACTTATTATATTATGTATTGCTTGTAAGGGAAACGCTGACCTATCGGCAGGACGGGGAGAAATGGAGAAAATCATGGCAGAATTAAAAGAACTCAGAAAATTTATGAATATGACGCAAAAAGAATTGGCAGAAAAATCTGGAATCAACCTACGGCAGATACAAAAGTACGAGTATGGAGAGTACGATACAAGCAAAATGATGCTTAGAAATGCAATCGCACTGGCAGATGCACTGGAATGCGATGTTAGGGAATTGTCGGAGTTGGACTTGAATATTTTTACAAACGAAGCGAAGAAAGCCATAAAAGATGGAGAAATGGACTTACATGATCTTTTAAGGATGGACAAATACCAGAAAATCAAAAAGCTAAGTAAGATCGGAGAATTTGAAAGTACTTTTTATGAAAGCTATAAATGGATCCCGGAAACACTGTTTGATAAATTAACACCAGATGAGCTTGCGAAGCTTGTAGATAGCTTTTATGACTGTTATAGCTCTGGTAAAAATGCAAGATAAAAGGATAAGCTTAATGCTTATCCCTATCTTTTGGCTTTAAATATACTGTTAATATTTCAATCCGCGTCCGCCGGAATTGCTGGCAGAACCGCACACCAAAGCATCCATTAGGTGCGACAACTTTAATATCTCGTATTAAAGTTACTACTAATATTTCAATCCGTGAAACTGTGATTTGCCCAGTTTCCGCAATACAGAGCATCATCTGTATTGGACATCCTTACAATACCACATTTTCCCGGATATGTAAATACATCCAGAGAATTTATCTAACAATTGTAAAGTTTCCCCTCAGAGAGCTAATCTCCGAGGGGATTTTATTAGATAGATGTAGATGGTTTTCTGTTCAGTACCGCGAGCAATCTTGCGTGCCACGGCGCTTTTTTTGTCCAGTGGTAAGACGGCATATCTCTCCCATTGTTCGCTTTGTAAATATCCATCAGGATCTTCATCTCATCCGGATGTCCCAAAGCCGTAATCTTATCATCATGATACCAATATACACATCCTTTTCCTTCCACCGTAAACATACACTGCATAATCTCTTCTCCTTCCTGATCTTCTGTATTCTGCTTGTTTCCATGTCCGCTTCCTGCGGATGCTTTGCTGTCGATCGCCTTTGCTATCAGTTCTGCAACTCCTCTTGCTCCTAAGCTCCTGTATCTGGCCACATCGTCTGTTCCGGTGCAAAATAATGTCTCTACGATCATACCAGGCATATTGGATGCGTTCAGATCGTGATAGCCGGAACTATATTTCACTCCACGATTTGCAAATCCTTTTTCTTCAAAATTCTTGCAGATATTACTTGCGATCGTATTCATGGTCTGGTTAGATGCATCGTATAACCACACCTCTGTACCGCCAGCTGACGCCGCTCCTGCCGCATTCATGTGCAAGGTGACATAGATATCACATCCTGCCCCATTTGCCTTATTTGTGCCGTCTGCCAACTCGCCGGATACATTCGTTGCGTTGGAATTACAATCAATCACAGTATGTCCGACTGCCTGTAGCATCGGTACAAGTTCGTTGTAGATCTTCCGCACTTCCGCCTGTTCATCGATCAGACCGATTGCACCTTTACAATTTGGGGAGTGTCCTCCCCTTAAGCCAATTTTCATTCTTTCTCTTCCTCCTGTTCTTCTGTTTCAAATGCTTTTTCCAGTTCCTCTACGGATACTCTGCCAAATTCGTTCTGTTCGCTCATGTTCTCACCTCCTTGTGCGACGTCGCGCAATAAAAGAGAGCCTGTTTCCAAGCTCTCTGAAATTACCTACTTATATGTAAGTGCCCTCTCTGAATCTCTTGTTCCAGGTGTTGTTGGGTCTACCACTACACCAAGGATCGCCAGAATCGCAAAGAGTGCATTGATTACAGTCAATAACTTATCTCCAAGGTCTCCAAGGTCGATGGTAAGACCAAACACTGCCGCAATTGCCTGTATCAACAGTAAGATTGCCGGGATCAGCGCTACCCAGAAAGCTTTGTTTTTAATTCTTACAATCCAGTTAATCTTCTTCATTTTTCATTCTCCTTTTTACAAATACATTGCTACTACAGCCCCGATCACGGCTCCGATCAGTGCTGTCACGACCCCATCCCACCGTTTGGCTGGTGTCTGCTCCAGATGCGTCACTTTTGCGGTTAACTGCACCAGCGTCTGGTTCATAAAGCCGACCTCTTTGGTCAACCCCACCATTTCCTGTGCTAATTGATGTACCACGCTCACAACGTCCTCTGCTTCTTTCATTCGGTGTTTTAATGAGCCGATTTCTTTTCCGTGCTCTGCAAGTTTCACTTCTACTTCATTTTCTGTCATGTCTTTCCTCCGGTTTTTTAAGTATAAAAATAAGACCCTCACGGTCTCGCTCTGATCTCCATATTCACTCCTTTAGTCATCCGTAATCCATGTAAATGTCTTTATGCGCTCACAGTAGTCTGTCTTGCCAGTTACAATGGATATTCCTCCGTCTTTTGAAATATAATATCTGCCAGTCCCGATAACTGACGGACCAACCAATTCGCTGTACGTCTCTACTATGTCTACGACTGGTCGATATCCTATAGGGATCCTTAATTCGTCAAACGGTCCGTGCGATCCTGTGTTTGGAAATTGTATAAGTGCCGTGATTTTACATGTAACCACGCACCCTCTCCTTATTAGCTCCGCCTGTATATAGTTGGATGAGTTTATGCTGGCGAATGGTCCTTTTATTTTTCCGGAGTCATAATTTGTTGCTTTAGATATGTTTATTTCGTATGATTCGGAGCTTTTAACAAATATACCGTCCCGTTTAAAAATAACAAGGTTGGAAATGGTGGCTCCGTCAAAATACTGCGCGATCTGCGTTGGGAATATAGACAAGCTTGTGTGTCTGCCGCTGTCCATCCCATTCGCTACAAATACGCCCTTGCTTATCGCAGAGCTGTTTATCCCGTTTTCATCCTCGGAGTAGATCTCTCCGGTATTTACTTGGATAAAAAAGTGTCCGTCCAGACTCTTTATAAGTCCAGCGGTTACAGTTCCGAGGTTTGCGGCAATCGCACTTAGCGTCTCTACATTCAGATTTTCTACCGAAATGTAATAGATCACCCACTTACTGCCGTCCCATCTTTTAATCGGCTCTCCGCTTGCAGTCTGCCAGAGCTGTCCCGCTTTTGGATTTTCCGGAGCTGTTGGAGACACGATAATGCCGGAATCCCCGTCTGCCCCATTCTGCCCGTGTACTCCGATGATAATAGGGGTTGTCTTGGTCGAGGTTCCATTTGTGTAGGCATAAACTTCGTAGCTCCACAAATATTTTTTTACGTCCGTCATGTCCTGATTCGTAGTGCTCCACCCAGAAGAGGATATTGTGATTCCGGTACTCTTTTCGGATGCGAGGTAGTACTTTGTAATAGATTCGATTCCAACACCGTCCTGACCATCATCCCCTTTATACTTCGACCACTGATAATCTGTGGGATTGCTACTTTCTGTCGGTACTTCCTTGTTATAGGCAAATCCGATGTAATATTTTCCGTTCGGGCTGTCAGACATCCCGTTTCCGCTGGCATCATCCGCATATCTCACCCACGTATAGTAAGTTTTTCCGTCATCTCCGGGCTTTCCTGGTACTCCCTCTCCGGTGATCCTTGCCCACTGGTAATCTTCCGGATTATTGGACATTACCGGAGTCTCCTTATTGTAGGCGATTCCTAAGTATTCTTTTCCATCCGGACTACTGGACATTCCATTTCCATATTCGTCATCGGCAAATTTAAACCATGTGTAATAAGTTGTTCCGTCCTGACCATCCTCTCCGTCCATTACATCCGTAATCGTAACCTCGTAATATCCACGCTTTACTCCGCTTTCGAACACCGTAAAAGAGTACACTGCTTTTACATCCACATCCTCTGCATTAACCGTAACACTCTTGCCAACGTAAAACTCTGTCCCATCTTTACTCCACCGGATTTCCAGATTGCCCGTGACGTCCACGCCGTTATCGTAAGCGTAGGCAGTCAGCGTGGTATTCCCGATGCCGTTTTTAAAGATAATTCCATTATTTGTGGCAATGGAGCAGGTGTAGACCTTATTTTTGTTAATTAAGTCCTGCATCCTATCCAACAGATCGCTCGATATCTCGGACATCAGCTCTTTGTAGTTTGTAAATACGGTCTTTGCCGTCTTTGGATTGGTAAGGCTCCGCACCTGCTCGGATACTCTCGCCTGTAGATAAAGCACTGGTGTCCACTCCTGATCCTGCATCCTCACGGTGTCCCCGATATTGGTATCAAAGTACCCGTCCACCTCGTAGATCACTACCGGCTCGGATGCAACTTTTAGATCAGATAATGCCATACTATAGAGCTTGTCCTTGCTGTCTGTATCGTACTCTTTTCGCAGCATGATATAAGCATCGTCCTTGTTTACGATGTTGGACGGGAATCGATCTCTTGCCTGCGGTGCCCGGATGAGTGCCCCGTCTGTAAAGTACTCAATATTGCCGTTTTCATCGTATTCTTTCTTGTCAAGACCATTGATTGTCAAACCATCCTTTCCGGTCGGCTGGATACAGGTGTAAAGCTTCTCGGCATCTGTGGTTTTACGGATTCCGGTAATTCCTTTTCCGTACCGCAGGACAATGTCATTCCTGTATTCTCCGACTCCACTGTTGGTGTCGGAGTGTTCTCGGTAGACATTCAGGACGATCTCTTTTAA